CAGATGAAGGCTGATGTAGCATGGGACCTTTTGCTTGGATCCCAGCCGGTCAGGTAGCCCCTCGGCAACCTGCCCTTGCAAACTTTATACCTCGTTTTAAACGGTCGAGGTAAAAAGAACAAGCTTGCATTGTGCTCTACGATATAACCTCCTATTGCCAACATCATAGAAAACAAAGAAGTGGATTCAAACTTCTTGAATTCCTGACGCGGGCGGTAGTATTTATATCTGCGCGAGCAACCAGATGTAAGAATCCCAGAAGCAGGGGACTCCCATTCTGGAACAAAGAATGGACCTTTCTTAATGAGGCCAATCAAATACAAGAGCGTATCGAAAAGGTAGATTCCTACCTTTGAAGACCACTCAAGGACTTGGTTAATGGCTACATAAATGGATGTGTCGTGGGATAGATCTTTTACATAGAACGGGGTAACATCCGCTCCATTGTAATAGTCACCTCCACAAGACTCCCGGAAAGGGCCTTCTGAATAAGATTTATCATGATTCACGATAAATCCTGCACCTTGTAATACTCTACTGAAACCTTCGTACTCGTGAGCCGGAATGACGATATCATCGCCAAAAACAGCTGTAGAGGTCCAATCAATAAAAAGATTAGGCCCTCCTCGAGAACAACGGAAACCGTAGATTAAGCTGGAAATAATAAGAGTCATCAAAGGGAAAGTATATCCATTTCCCATTGTTGATATCATATTAAGTTTCACAGTTTCACCAGTGGGCAGTTCTGTTGTCGGAGACCGTAAGGTCATCAACAAATCGAACCACTTACTGGGCATCAAGGTACGGACCAATTCAGGTGAGATACAATCCGAAGCAGACTTCAAATCTATAGTCGCAAGACTATTCGAAATGGAGCCACTACGTGCAAGAGCCTTGTTCTTCGGCTGTTGCTTTGTTATATCTAACCCTATGCTACGCAGCACATCCTCAAGATAGCGACCAGCTGCAAGCTGGAGCGCCATATTGCCGGATGGTTCAATAGCAATGGTCCTTTCAGTATCTTCGTTCTTTGGAACCGTTGTCAAACGCGAACCCTCTACCACGGTATAACCATCTTGCCGCCTAAGTGAATCATGTAAGCGGAAGTACGGGTTATTTCTACGTAGCATCAGTACCAAGGGAACGCAGGCAGTCGTGCAGCTCATGGGCTGTACGATCTTTTCGGCGGTGTGAGTACCTTTAATGCCATTACTGGCACCAGGACCAAACCGCCAAAGATCGAACATGTACCCGAGGTCAAGGGTCTCTTGTATGTTTAGTTCTGAAAGATTAGCGTTAAAACGCTCCAGCATTATTGTTATGAAATGCTGTGCGTTTCTAGCAACATCTTTAGGAATGTCAACACCTCGATTCCCAACCATGAGATTGACAGCAGTAAAATCACTGCAAGCTTTCTCACGGAGGCCTGTTTGAGTAATTCTAGCACGCTTTCGCATTCTAGAGATTTGTCTCTCGATGGCGAAGGCTTTCCAGCCTTCCGTACTTGAGACATTGCACAACTCCTTTGACAAAACGCTGAAGAAGCCGATAAGTCTATCTTCATGACTAGCCATTGGATAACTCCAAATGGTTGACTGAGGGTTATTTACATGACGCCTGTAATTATGGTATCAGCGATCCCAGAAGCTTGATTCCATCCTGCTCCGAAATGGGCAGAAAGGAGAGCTTTAAGATCCTCTGGTTCATAAGTATCAGCACCTGCCGGAATCTCAATGGTAGTGGTACATCTAGCTACCATAAGACTCTGGTTGGCGGCCGGGGAAACACCTTTACGAGTAATTAACTTGTAGGTGTTAACCGGAACGTTTTTAATAATCCCAGTAACCGGGTTAGCCTGAGGAAGAGTTTTCAGCACGGTCGGCCGGAAGAAAGTGATGGTAAATGGTTTTGACACCGTATTAACATCAACTCCCGTCTGAGTGCCACCGAGTGCGCTAACGGCGTATTGCCTGCCGAAAACGTTCGGGGCCTGATCAGTAACGATCGTGTATGTCGGGGAAGTTAATCCCGACACGGCTGCTCCAGTAATAGGTGAAGCTGGACTAAAAGACACTGTAGGTCTCCATCATCTGCGTTGTATAAGCACAGATGCAAGGTTGAGGAGTTTATTAACTCCGAAATAACCTATCTCATCGATAGACTTAATTCTGAGTCCAACATGAGGTAGGGACGTGCTAAGGGGGACGCGTTCGAATTCAAATCTCTTTACTTCTGCACCGCCAGGTGTAGAAGAGAGTACCCACTGGTTGTTTTGACGCAACCAATTATGGTAAACAGAGATTTTACATTCGTAGCGACGGGTATAACCAGAGTACACGATGCTTGCAGGAAGAACCTGAAAAGTATCCTCTAAGAATTGACCGACATTAGTGAAATAATCGACAACCCACGAATAAGGAACTAACTCCCAAAAGGTCGGGATTAGTTCCCTCGCAGAGAAGCCGAGATGTTCACCTATGCCATAGTCATTTCCAGAGTGTACAGAGGTATAGCCACCACAGTACCAGCGATAAGAAAGAGAATGGTGTAACTGAACCCTAGTCTCATAGTAACAACCGGCCGTATGGCTTGCTGTAACTACGGGAAGGTAAGTTTTCCACTCGTTCTTCGCCAGAGCTGAATCTCTAATACCGACGTCACCTCGATTGAGGAAATTGTCGATAGCGTTGACTATGTTTTTCGTATCATCCACTAAAGGACGTATACCAAATCCATAGGCAAGCCACGCTGAAGAAGCGTATTTTAGAGCGGAGGCCCC